GGTCAATAGAGTAACCCATTACCTTCTCGAAGACCACACGGTCATAACGCATACCATTATGTGCTATAATACCGGTGGCCTTCTCGAATAGTTTAAATGATTCAGATACATTAGGATACTGATCATCATGATCGCTGAAGATATGTAACTCTTTAGTGTCTAAGTTACGCATTACAGAAACCCATATTGTGTCCGCTACATCTTGGAAGCCGTTCGCTTCGATGTCCCACGCATATATTGTCATAGTGTTTCCTTTACTTGTTGGCCTACCCTACAGGACTCGAACCTGTAACCTACTGCTTAGAAGGCAGTTGCTCTATCCAGTTGAGCTAAGGATAGTATATTGTTGTAGATTACTCGTCAGTAGTTTCTTCTGGATCGATGTAATCAATTGCAGTATCTACTACTTCTGTAGTAACTTCGACTGTCTTTTCTACTGCAGGTACTACGACTCCTTCTGTAATACCTACTAACATATTAAATGTTACCATAAAAATAAAAATTGTTTCAAACATGTGTTATACTCCTTGATGACGTTGATTGTTTTTAATATAAGATACCATAGCTTGTGATACATTATAACAGGCACCAATATATTTCTGGCGCAAAGAGGTTTCCCGTGATAGTTTACGAATCACTCCTACTTCTTTCTTGGTTAGTTTCATTTTCTCTTCTCTCTTTTATTAGTGGTATGATCCAATGATCTGAATGATCATGCGGATCGTCCGAACTCTTTGGGGATGTATTTGATTCCTGCGATGTTTCCGTTGTAGAACTTGGGTTTATCATTTGAATCTCTCATAGTCAGCACATCTAGTTTGTGTTGAATATTAGCCTCACCATAAGATAACCCTCCTCTTGTAGCATAAACCTTTAATATCTTAAAGGAGAAGTTATCTTTACTGTGTTTAAGTATATCAGCGTTAAGTTCAGAAGAAGAACCAGTATAGCTCTTCCAGTTAGTTTCAGTACCATACCTATAATTAGGTGTCTTAACTCCTTTTCTAGTATAGTTTTTCTTTCCACCATGCAGAAAGTTTTTCTTACCGACATAATAGCGATCATCCTCGACATTATGTATTAGATAAACAAAGCCATGCAAGCCCTTGATGTCTAATGGCGCATTAGTTTCCCAATGACCCTGACCTTCATGTAGCTTGTATGACTTTATTATATCTAGAAGAGCGTTAAACTCCATCGTAGTAATCTACTACCGCTTCCAGAGCTTCTTGTAAATCATAGTGTACCTCTGTTGCATAAGTGTAAATGAAAGGATGTTTAAACTGGCCTGGATCTACAAGCACAATAATAACTTTCCCTAAGTCTTTTGCCTTAGCTACCTCCATAACAGTACCCCACTTTTTACCGGGCATACTGTCACGTAGATCTGCAAGCACTACTCTAGACTTCTGAATGTCTATCATATCTTGTGCTTCTATTCGCTTAAGCTTATTATAAGTAGAGATATCCTCCTCTTCTCTTGGTTGAAGATGTAATGCTACTCGTCTGGTAGGATGAAGACACTTGATATCGAAGTCATCCAACATTGTCTCAGCATACTCACGCCAATCCATCATTGCATCCTTACTAACATGCTCCATAGCACCAGCAGTATAAACATAATCTGTCATATCATTTACCTTTCTTTCGGTTACCTTGATTAAATCGGTTAGCCCAAAGTAATTGAGCTAACTGACTTATATAGTAGGGGCTGTTGTACTCAGGAAGGATCCATGCAGGACCATTCCTAGTATCTATTTTTATTAGTTTGCTGACCATTAAAAGTCCTCGCCAGCACCTTCATACTTAACGTAATCTGTGATCTGTAATGCTACGAGCATGGCGGAGGTGCCTTCGCGGCCTCCCATATTATAGTCATAAGAGAATAATTTAATATGACCCTTAGAACCGTTACCCATTGCTTTTACTGCGGAGTCAGACATCTTCTCTTTAAGGTGATCAACAACTACGGGTGGCTCTTGTGGCTCTCCGTTAGCTTTGTTAGCCTTACGCTTAATATTAGCATAGTAACCTTGTTCCCCTGATTTCATCTTGACACCAGCAGATTCTAATTGAGCTTTAGTTGCTTCGTCTTTTGTAACTACTTGTACGTCCCATTGGAGTGTACCGAAAGGGGAGTGCTTATCAACCAGTTTACCCCAGTTGAATGTTACGTCACGTACTACGATTACTTGATTAGCCATTATATATCTTCCTTATGTTAATGGATTGTAATTATATCAGAGAATAGCTCTACTATTATTTGGCTGATTACTTCTGATATGTTTTCGTCGTTAACCTCATGGTTAACATTTAAGTCAAACAAGTCTGTTGATATCAGAGTTGTTTTGTCGTCTAAGACCTCCCACATTACTGGGAAGTCTTCGTGGTAATACAAAGAGAATAATTCAAGATTCATCTTTGATTACTTTGACAAGGTAACTGGCATACCACTCTATCTTGCGGGCATCCTGTAACTTGTCATCCTTCTTACCGATACGGATAGCGTATTTAAGTATCTGACCGAGTAAGTGTGATTCCACACCGTTGTGATGTGAGAGAATATAGGTCATTAGATCCATATATTCTAGACCATCAGGATAAGAACCTGAAGGAATTACTTTGTAATGAGCAGGATTAATTATATCATCTTGCTTATCTTCGTTCATGAGCTTAAAGTCACCATGAAAGTCAGTGCTTTCTTTGTTAGCTTTTGATTGCTCTTCAAGATCGGTTAGCTTATCTAAAGCAAACAATTCATCTTGAATATATTGAGCATCAAAGCTTGTTTTAGATTCAGATAACTCTTTAAGCAGTTGTTTACGTGTCATAGGTATTCCCTTTCTTTAAGAAAAATAGCGGTCCCTTTTAATAATGGACTATAGATTTAGT